TTGTTGAGCATCTGCGGGTCAGTCGATGCGCCGCCGAACGGCACAAGCTGCCAGGAGCGTCCCCAGCCGTCGCCGATGGACTTCAGGCCGGTGCCGTAGCCGAAATCGATAAACACCGCGTCAGCCTGGTACTGGTCCTCGAAGTCAGCGATGCGCTTCGCCATAATCAGATCGTCGGTGGTTTTACTGCCAGTCCATAACACTTTGCTGTGCAGCCCCTGCCTCAGGTATATCACCGCTTCATCCACGCCGGAATAAGCCGGGTCAACTCCGATAATCACCGGAGCGTGCGCCACCTGCGCAGCGGTCACCACGCGCTTCATCGCCTCGTCAGTGAGACCTGTCGGGATAAACTGCAGCTCTGACGCATCCGGGAATATCCCGCGCACGCGTACTTTCACAAAATCGCTATCCTCGCCGTAGTCGTCCACCCACTTCTGGAGCTGCTCCTTGTTCGTGCCTTCCACCGTTCGGCTGTCGATCTGCTTTGCCTTCCAGCGGTGCTTATACTTGCGGAAGCACTCACGGAAACGCCCGGTGTTACGCGTCGGGTTACCGAACGCCACCCATATAATTTCGGTGTCTTCGTCCGTCAGCGCGCCCTCGGCAACCTCCCATACCAGATCTGCGATATTGGAGGCTTCATCGAATACCACGATGATGCGCTTACGCTCGTTGTGCAGACCGGCAAACGCTTCGGTGTTGTGCTCACTCCATGGAATGGCGTCGGCGCGCCAGCGCTTGTCGTGGCCCGGATCGTTGCTGTACATCGCGGTTGCAGTGGTAGTGAACCAGTCCCTGGTGATCGCCATGTTCGACCACTTGATGATTTCCGGCCATGTTTTGGTGCGCAGCTGGTTTTCGGTGTTGGCGGTCACAACAACCTTGCAGTCCTCGCAGGTGGACATGCCCCAGTTAATCAGCATTGAGATAAACGCCGATTTACCGATACCGTGACCGGATGCGCGGGCAATCATCAACGGCTGGTGCCGCGTCGCCGGGTTTTGAAGGTGCTCGCCTATTTCCCGGAATGTATCAGCCTGCCACTGGCGAGGCCCGGCAGCGTGCGCCAGTTCTCCGCCATCTTCGCCCCAGGGGAACGCATACAGCGCATATCCCAGCGGATCGTGCGTAAAGCTGGCAATGTCTTCAACAAGCTGCTCTTCCGGCGACATGGCTGCGGCGGTCACTGTTCACCGCCCTGCCGTTCTTTCAGGCGCTTCCTGGCGGCTGCCATGCGGTCGGCAATGGTGACCGTGCCTGATACCTCCACGCGGTCTTTGAACGCGTTGACGTCGACGTGCTTACCAATCAGCTCGAGGTTCTTCACCTTGTCCGGCCATTTGATTTTCTTGAGCATGTTTTCCAGCGTGGTTTCGTCGAAGTTGGTGATCGTTGTCGAGATATCCAGTCCACTCAGCGTGGTGCGCCATATCTTTGGCCACTGACTGATCGGCTTTAATCCACCGTCGTCATTGAGGATGTCGATCACGTCCATCTGGTCGATCTCCACCAGCCGGTTCAGGACATAATCCGCACTGACCTTCAGGCGTTTGTTACGCTCAGTCATCAACTCAGCAATCCGTTTCTGGATGCGCTCATCACGCATATTCTGACTGGCAAACTTTGCGGCTGTCTTGGGTGAATAACCTGCATTAATCGCCGCCTGAGTCTGATTCTCAGGGGATTTGATGTACTCCTGACAGTAAGCCTCCTGGATAACCGTCAGATGCTTAAACTGTGTTGATGGTCGTTTCGCCATGGCATCCTCACGAAATTGTTACCGCAATGGTAACAGAATACCATGCTGTTACCGCTATAGCGCAATACCGTGAACTTTTACGCCAAGCTGCTCAAGATGCGCGTCAAACGACATTCGCGGCGGCAATTTCTTTTCCCGCCTGGCCATGAAGAAATCAACCGCGTACTGGTAGGCGTAGGCCTCATTCTCAAAGACATTGCTGGTCAGTTTTTCCCAGCGCCGGTGCCAGAGGTACTCCGCGACGTGCCAGCCTGGCGAGCAATACCAGATCACGAAAATCTGTTTATCCTGGTCGGCGCACAGGACGGACGACTTCAGAACGTCGCCGGGCGAAAGAATGAAATATTTTGACTCAAGGAGATAGCGAATAATCATGATGCCTCCCGATAAACACTGTATGCATAAACAGTATAATCAGGAGGCGATTATTGCAAGAGGGTTGCGGTTACGTTTCCGTGACATGTCACACTACTAACTTAACTTCATGCCATCCGCTGGTTACCCAGCATTGTGAATCACCCTGGCAGGGGCAACTATTTACCGGGAGCCGATCGCCGCACTTGCCACATTGCCTGGTGCTGATCGACTTAATGCGGCCACGGGCGCGGGCATCGTCCTGGCGAATCAACAACGAGATATACTCCGCCATGTCGTATGGGTCTTTGCCGGGGCGCCGGGCGGCGCAGTTACGCGCCAGCATTTCCAGCTCCTGCGCATCGAGCGTCAATTCAAGCTTGCGCTCACCAGCGGCGGCCTGGCGGGCACGCTGCTTTGCTTTGCGTACTGCTGCTGATTCAGGCATCACTCACCGCCCGGCTTCATCTTGCGAATCTCTACCGGGTGAACAGGGACGGCTTTCATTTCGCCATCATCCAGCGCGGTAAGTTGTGCAGAAACCAGTTTGGCTTCCCACTCGTTCAGAACGCGAAGATATCCCTGACCGGTTGCTGCGTCGGTGAATACCAGCGCCGCGTTAGTCAACTCTACGGTGCGCATCATTCAGCCTCCTGCTTCGGTGCGTCGGGGTATGCGCTGCCTTCCTGTCCAGGTTCATTACTTCCGGTGCAAGCGTTCCTGTGGTCATTAGCGTGAGGGCAGCGCTTGTTTCCACATTCAGGGCACACGACGAATCGCATATCGGTCATCGTTACCGGGCGGCAGGTGTGACACCAGCATTTGGTTGACGAATCCGCGTTTTCCCGACAATTGTTGGTTGACGAATTCGGGATTTCCCGAAAATCAGGCGCTGTTGGCAACATATCCGGCCCCTTGCGGATAGCTTTAGCTAACTCCAGTGGATCATCGTAAAGCCAGTCACCTGTTTGCGGATGATTAGCTTCTGCCATTAGAGCGGACCACTCGCAACCGTCTTTGTAGCCTTGCAGGTAGTCCAACGGCAACGTGTAAGGCTGGCTAACAGGTTCGGCTTTACCCTGAAGCATGGCGGCGCGGCAGGCGTTCCAGCCAACAGCTTTTCCGTGTTCAAACGCGCTATCAAAGTCATCATCCATTTCCATCTCATCAGGCACAGCTACCGGCGCTGGCTGCGGTAACTGTGGTGCTGCGTAGAGCAACACATCATCTGAATCAGACTCTGATGCAGGCCAGACATCAGCGCCAGCTCCAGAATCAAAGTAATCCAGGTTAGCCCGGTCAATGCAGGCTACCGGCTTCTCAGCGGCGGCGCGGTACTGCTGTAGCTCGCGTAGCGCTGACGCCAGTTCTGACTCATTGTTAGCCAGGTGCTTATCATCTGGTGAATAAAAGCTCAGCACTTCGATTAGATTCGCGATGCGCTCATCTGATACGCGTTCGTTGATTGTCATGGTTTGATGACCTCGCCCTTTCCGCCGCAGTGGTCGCATGGCTTGTACGCGCAAGCAGTTCCGCCGCTATACAGGCTGTAATTTGGTACTTTACCGTGCCCGTTGCACCACAAACATTTTTGTTTAAGAGAAAATCTTTCTCTGGCGATAGTTTTGTAAGCGGAGTCGAACACTTTGTTAAATTCATTCATATCCCTCACCCCTCCACCGTTAAATTGATGCCAGCAGCTGCGCAGGCTTGCTGAAAAGACGCAACAACATCCGCCACAATCCCGCAGTAAACAGTTTTTGCGCCTAAAGACATTGGGCCTGGCGATTCGGGCAACTTCACAGTGACCGTCCGCGCTTCCAGTTCAGCTATGCGCTCCTCATACCGGGCACCAACGGAAACAGCTTTTTCAAACGCCTTGAACCATCTTGCGGAATCCCGTTTTGTCGACTCCAGTTCAGCGATCCGCTGGCGATAATCAGCAACCATCCGGCGCATTTGCTCCAGAGGCGTAACGCTTCCTCCGTCTGGCAGATCCATGTACTGGATGCCGGGTAGCATCTCGCAAAGCGCCGCGTTGTATTCCATACGCACCAGGTCAGCTTCAGATATTGGCGGGTAGTCGCCGAAATCATCAGTGG